TGACCTAATTTAAATTCAAAAAATTTTTCATCAAAAATATGTGTCATGTAAAATTATACAAACGATTTAAGACCTGATATATCCCCTAAAAAATGTTTGGCAGCATTTCTTTCATAATCTGATTCACTTTCTTTTATCAAATGATGTGGATGTAAATCAGCACCTTTTTTAAAATACATTCTAGCTAATTCAGAAAGACCAATTAATACTAATACTTTTTTATTACTTAAATCATTCTTTTCAATATATTCTATTACTCTTGAAAACATATGGTCGTTTGATGATCCTGATTGAGCTAAATTAATACCTTCACAATTTAATTTATCTGCTAAATATTTGGTTGGAGTGTGATTATAGCCATCAAAATTTCCATCTTTATCTAAAATTGCGTCGCCATTCATAAATGAACAACCTGTTCCTATTATTAAATCGTATTTTTTCATATTATATCCAATTTCTTAAATCTTCTTCGGTGTCTCCTATTCTCATTTTCCAAGGGTCTTCATCCATAGCTGAATTACCTACAAAACCACCCATACCCGTGGATGATTGACCAATCTTATCCAACATTCTTTTAGTTAAGTCTTGTCCTTCTTGTCTAAGTCTAAGTGCTGTATCTCTTACCCACAATCCTATTGCTAAACTTAACACCAAATCATCATTATATCCTTGAAGTGCTTCTGCTCTTTGATTTTTCCAAATAAAAGTAAATAATTCATCAATAGTTCTTGTTGAACGAATAGTTATTGACTTATCTCTAAAGTATTCATCTAGTTTGGATATAATAAGTGGTCTTGTCTTATTTGTAGTTGAAAAACCTGCAACTAAGTTTCTATCTTGTGCTCTGTATTTGTTGGTTAGTTGATTTTCAACATCAACATACTTTAAGTCTTTACTCATATAAAATAAGTTTCGATAACCTCTATCTATTACTTGTTGTATTGTTGCCCAACCTATATTAGCATTTTCTATTACCAAAAGTGCTTCATTATATTCCGTTGATAATGCTACCAAAAAGTTTCCAAAGTCTTTTGTATTTAATTTTCCTTTATATTCAGCTACTTGGGTTGCAGTATCTATGTCAATTACATGACAAGCAGAATAATCACCACTATCACCACGAGCAACGTCAGCTACAACCATATATGACTTGTTGTAGTTTGGATATTCCCATTTCCAAAGGTTTCCATCAAAACCAGTCTTTTCTGTTGGTTCTTGAACAAACGTTTCTTTGTAAAACTGAAGTAGTTGTGGGTCAATAACAGTATCACCAGAAGAAACAAAATCACAATCACATTCTTGAGCCGCACCTTTAGGACCTAATAGTTTTTCTTGTTCATCTCTCCAAGTTTGGTCTCTTTCAGGATGAACTGACCAATGTAATCTTATTGTGTTGAAACCATTTTGTTCTTCTTCTGCATCTACCCAAGTTTTATGGAAAAAGTTACCTACACCGTTTGGAGTAGAAAGTATAATAGCACTACCACCAGTTGAAAGTGTAGATTGTGCAGATATCCATATATCTTCAATCTTATCGATAAACGCGGCCTCATCAAATACTAATAAGGATAATGCTTCAGAACGACCTGCGTCACCGGCAGCTGATGTAGCTTTTATTTGAGAACCATTTGAATATCTAAGTGATAGTTTGTTATCTTCAACGGTGTTTTGTCTTAACCAAGTTGGTAAATTAGAGTTCATATATCTAACTTTAGTTACCAAGTTTTTAGCTACTTCTTGTTTGGTAGCAATAACTAATACATTATAGTCAGAGTTGAATAACATTTTCCAAAGAGAGAAACCAGCTACTAATGTTGATATACCTGTTTGTCTTGACTTTAGAACTATATTGTATCTATGGTCTTTGAACTCATTTAAAGTTCGGTCTTGAAATTGGTAAAGATGGAAAGGTATTTTTCCTCGCACTGGATGTTGTATCATACAGTACTTTTTCATAAAATATACAGGATCAGTTGCACATTTGGAGTATTCGAGTTTGATTATCTCCTTTATACTTAACTTTTTACCAGCCACTATCTATCACCTAACTTAAATAGATATTTTACTCCCACGTAAGGTATAAACTCAGTAACTTCATTATTTGTGTAGTTACCGACACCAACATCAAGGTTGATTAGTTTTTGTTTTTTAGTTTTCCAAGCTAATCCTACAGTTGCATTTTGTAAAAAGTTTTGTTCACTAAATGATAAACCACCACCCAAATAAAACTCATTTTTTGGTAGTTCTTTTACTATTGTGGTATTATAAACCGTAGGTACTCTAAAACTCCAATCTACTTGTCTACTTTGTATTTTATTTTGAGAAATAACATCAGTCATTATACCAAATCCAAGGGTTGATTCTGGTTTATTACCTTCTTCGTCAGTTACCTCTGATGGAAACTCATAAGTTAATTCTAATGTATCAACTACTGTATAAGATGCAAAATAATCTTCTAATATTGCAGTTGTATCAACATCAGATGGTATTTCAACTCTGACTGTATCTGTCTTGTAAATAGTAGTTGGTACATATTCAGTAACTTTTACTTCTTTTTCTATTAAAACAGTATCTATTTTTTGTGATACGAGTTCAAAGTCTTCACCATCTACATTAATTATTTCTATATCATCATTACGATGACCAAGATAGTTACCAAGATTGATAACATGAATAACTAAAAAAATTATTACAATTTCTTTAAAGTATTTTTTAACAAAGTTATAAAGTGTGTTCATAGTTTTTTTCCTTTATTCGTTCAAAGGCTAAATCTCTTTTTTCAATCAAATCTTGGACTTCCTTTTCACCGTTTTCTATAAACTCTAACATACCCTTTCTTACCTCTTCAACTGGTTGTTCCATTACCCATTTATCGGCACTACCATCAGAGTTTACATATTCATATTCTTGTTTAAGTTCACTAACCGCCTGTCTTACTTGTTCAAGTTTATTCTTACCTTCTATTATCATCTTTGACCAAATACGATAGTTTTGATAATCTTCCCACAGACCAGCTAATCTTATTTCAGTTTCTATTTCTGCAAGACAGTTAATACAATAACCTGTTTTAACGATTAATTTTTTATCTTTTTGTGATTTAAACTTTGTCTTACAATCTTTACCACATTTACATTCTTCTTTTTCTTTTAACCACTTTCTAATATTAGTGAATACTTCAGAGTTTTTACCTGACTTGGTTACATACCCATCTTTTTGTTCATAGACAAATCTTTCATCTTCCCATTTGTCACCAACTTTTCGTATAATGTGTTCTTTATTTTTTCTATACCCAACAGATAAGTCTTTTTCGTATTCACCTGTATGAATCATATCTACAAGTTTTCTACGAGTTGGGTGCATATATTTTTTATTGAACTCTTTAGCCATTTTTACACATTAGGTTATTATTATGTATATAAATATATATATAAAAAGTTTTAGAAGAAAATACCTAATATTTGATTAACACTCGCAAATGTACCTGTAAGTTTAAATGTGTTTCCTTTATATAGGAATACAATACCTTCATTTGGAACAATCTTATCTTTACCACCAATAGAGTTAAGTCTCGTTAATTCTAATTTAAGTTTTTCTATTTTCTTTGGGTCACCTGACTTCTTAACATCCTTAATTGTTTTATCAATTCGTTTCTTTATATCACGAACCGCTTTATCAGGGTTTACCGTAAGAGCCGATGATGTGAACTCTAATACTTCTGCGCCTAATCCTAAAAAGATTTGTTCGAACTTCATTAAGTTATCTTTTGCAATCTTTTTATGATTGTCTTTTTCGTGTTTCTTAGCCCAATCTAATAAATCAGAGTCAGTTATATTTTTATTGTCTAAACGGAATGACTTATCCATAAACGCCCATCTTTTTACTAACCCCATTTTAGTTTTATTATCTAATGGTTTTGGCGTATTCTTATCAATCCATTGTTCCCACCAAGATTGATGATAATCAGCTACTCCGTCAGTATTCTTTAATCCAAACTCTTTTTGTAATTTTGATATCTGTGATGAGTATTTGGCTTTCTTTTTTGAAAGGTCTTGTGATTTTGGTAATTGTAATACAGGTGGACCTTTAATGGTATAACTATCTTGAACATCTTGATTGATTTGTTTAATCATACCTGCCAACATTCTAGCTGCTTCTGTATTTTCACCAATCGCCTTTCCACCTTCGTCATATTCCATCGTTCCATGAAATACAAGTAAAGCCTGACCGTAAGGTATAACATTAACCGAGCTCGGCCAAATAACTTCTAAGTTCATAAAACAAGAACCTTGTTTAAATATCTTATCTCGTTGTTTTGATGATAATGAACTAATAGCTTTTGTAAGGTCTTTCATTGCAAAATTGTAAGCATCAGTTAAACCACCTCTACCTTGAAACTTAGCCGAAACACCATTAATGTCTAAAGCACCTTTACCTTGATTTTTCAAATGTGATTTGTTTCTTGCAGCTATAAGTCCTCTATCATCTCTCCAAGAAATAGCTAAAGCTTGTCCATCTGTCTTTTCTCTGGTAAACTCTAATGTTCCTTCTAAGGCTCTATTTACAATGTCTTTAAGGTCACCAAAGGTTAAGTTAATGTCTGTATCAAATGGGTGGTTCATGTGTCCGTATGCACCACCTTCTGTTAATATACTTTCATCCAATCCACCTCTATCATGTTTAGAAAATTTACTTAATTTATCAAATGATGGTTCAGATTTCATTTTATCTTGTTTCTGTGGTCTCATATCAGATAATTGTTTATATCTCATATGATTTTTAACAATATAATGAACTGTGTCAGTATTACCACCAACCGATTCAATCCAATTTCTATATTTCTTAACTAAATTAGCAGATACCTTTTCGTGTCCAAAATGTGTAATGTGTCCTTTTTTTGGATGAATACCAGCAGTTTCATCTTTTCCTATATCGTGGAACATTGCCGCGATTGCAATATCAATATCATCATCTTTAATTGAACGATTTACAACTTTGATTGTGTGTTTAAGTACGTTACCTTCAGGATGCTTGTCTAACCTTTGGCCAAAGTTTTTTAAGTTATATACTCTCTTTTGTAAATCAGCTGGCATTTTTACAAAGAGAGATTTAAAATTAGTTATCCCTTTATCTTTGAGGGATTCATTTACAGGTTTATACTGATACTCTTTATCACTATCTGTTTTCTTACGTTGGTCTTCAACATCCTTCATTCTTTTCTTTAAGTCATCTTTAGACGGATATCCCATACGAACACCACTTTGACCAGTACCAACACCCACTTCAAATGCTAGTGTTGGATTAGATGTTTTAAAGTTAGACTTTCTCATTATTGTTTTTGCAATAATCTGATTTGCTTGTTTTAAGAAAGGAATGTTTATATTACTTCTTTTGTCTTTTACTACGATTTGTTCGTATTTTTCTAAAAACTCTTTGAATTTCTTTTTAAATCTTGATAATCTTTTAAAGAAACCAACTAACTCAGCATCTGATATTTCTTTACCATTTCTTGGGTCATTTAATCTATCAAAGAAATGTCTTGTAAATTCTATGTCTTCAGGTGAAAGTTGTTTTTCAGCATACTTCTCAATCTTATCAAGATTTTGTCTGCTCATCTCGGTAATCTTAGATGGTATACTTATTTTAATGTTATTATCTTCTTTTGATACTGAAAAGTTGGATGGAACTAAATTCTTAAAATGACTTTCATAGAACTCTACTCTTTTTTGTTCTTTAATACCCTCTGACTCTTTCCATTTGTTCCACTTATCGTAATCATATTCTAACTTTTTATTGTCATATCCACAGCTATGACAAAGATATGGATGTGGGTCTTTTTCATCTATGTCCCAACTATGTTCACACATTTGACAATCAACAGACGTACCGGCTATTTCTGCAATATACTGCTCTTTCATCAATCTAAAGGTTACCACCTTTTTACCATTGATTGTAGGCATTCCGTGTTCATCTTTTCCTATATTCTTTACTACTACTTTTTTATTTTTAAATCTACCTGTTAATATTGTATCACCAACTTTTACAGGTATCTTTATATTTTCATCCAAACTATTTACAAACTCTTTTTCAAGTTCTTTTGCATTTTGAGCATTCTGTACTGAATCTTCTTTATCTTGTAGTAGATTATCTTTTTCTAACTGAGTTTGGACTAACTGATAACCAGTTAATGCCATTTGTCTTGTTACATGAGCATACCATTTTGTGTATGCTTTGTTGGTATAAATGTCTAATACGTTTGTATTTTTTCTATCACCAATTACACCAGCAGGAAACCAAGTAGTTGTTGGAACAGGACCATTTGGATAAGTTGGGTGTTCGTAGTAATCTTCTAACTCTTTATTAAATAATTTACTGACTACTTCGTATCCTATTTTAGTAGCTCGTTCAACATTTATTTCACCAAACAAATCTAATTTTGGTAACCAAAAAACAGGCCCATCATCAACATGACCTACTGCTAATTTAGACGATTCACTTATCAACCAATCTTCAATAGTTTCTTTTGATATTTTGATACCTTCGTTTAGTTTATCAGTAATCATACGGAAAATCTTTTCATTATATTTTCCATATGCTCTGTCTTTAAAGAATGACTTTTTTTGTTCTTCTGAACCTACTGATAATCCATTACGAGTTTCGGTTCCACTTATATTACCAAATGCAGGTGATACATAGATATATCCTTTTTCTTTATATCCATGTGTTGGTTTACCATCCCACTTATCAAAGTACTTACCACCTAATCTACTAGCATCTTTTTTACCAACGACTGTTACGAATGCAGTTTCTTCTTCATTAAACTTTTTTAGAACTTCAGTAGGAGCATATGGGTTTTTAACTTCGACAATTTTGTTTCTTGGTATCCCAAACATTGTTGTCATTATCTCTCTTTTTTCTTTAAAGTTAAAAGGAGATTTTGGTCGTTGTACTTTATTAGATGTTCCTACGAATACATTATTCTTACCAAATTTTTTTACCAAGTGTTCATAAACTTGATGATGACCTTTATGCATTGGTTGGAATCTACCGACATACACAACCACAACATTTTTGATTGGTGATTTTTCTTCTAATAAGATTTGGTCAACTAAATATTTGGATAAGTTGTTCATAAAAATATAATATTATACTAATATAAGTATAAGTTTAGATGAAACTACATATTTTTATAAACAAACGGGTCTCTTTTTTTAATCTCTTTAAGTTTTTTTCTATACTTTCGTTCTAACTTAATTTTGTTGTAGATAGATTTTATTTTTTTTATAATTTTTTTCATAATATT